GTATCAGATCAACACAGGATTGAATGACTTTCTGGAAGGCACTGGTTGGGGTGCTGGAGCTTGGGGCATGTCTGCTTGGGGTAGTGCTAGCAGCATATCGGCTGCTGGACAGCTTCGTTTGTTCAGCCAAGATAATTTTGGTGAAGATTTATTGTTCAATGCCAGAGGTGGCGGCATATTTTTCTGGGATGAATCATCTGGCACTGGAGCAAGAGCGGTAAACATAACAAGTCTTAGTGGGTCAGATCAGCCTACTATTGCCTTGCAGGTCATGACCAGCGATATAGATCAGCATGTTATAGCTTTTGGTGTTAATCCTATTGGATCAAGTCAAATAGATCCTTTGTTTGTTAGATTTTCTGATCAGGGCAATGCCACTGATTGGACTCCCACAGCAACCAATACTGCTGGAGGTATCAGAATAAACTCTGGGTCTCAGATTATTGGCGCGGTACAGGGTAGACAAGAAATACTTATTTTTACTGATGTAAGCTTGCACTCTATGAGATTTGTCGGAGCGCCTTTTACGTTTCAAATGCAAACTGTAAGCACCGATATATCAATGATTAGTCCTAACGCTGCGGTCAACGCCAGAGGGTCTGTTTACTTTATGGATAAGGGTGGATTCTATGTGTATAACGGATCTGTTCAGCCGTTGCCATGCTCTGTAAAACAGTTTGTTTTCTCAAATATAAATTTAAGCCAAGCATTTAAGGTATTTGCAGCAGAGAACAATGCGTTTTCAGAAGTCATGTGGTTTTACCCTGTCGGAGAGGGCAACACAGAGATAACCAACTACGTTAGTTATAACTACGCAGAAAACTTGTGGTCTGTGGGAACTCTAGAAAGAGCTGCTTGGAGAGGCACTGGAACACAAAACTTCCCGTTAGCAACTTCAGTTATAACAACGACAAACGACAACTTCTTGTACTTCCACGAAAATGGATTTGATGACGATGGCTCTGCTATGACGGCATTTGTAGAAAGCGGAAACCTGGAAATACAAGAGGGCGAAAGATTTATGATGATTAACAGGATAATTCCTGACTTTGCGTTTAGTGGTGCTACTGATGACGCATCAATATCTATGACGTTAAAAGGAAAGGACTTCCCGTTAGAATCTGCAAGCACTCTGTCTACTTCAACAGTAACGAGTAGTTCTACACAAAATCATGTAAGAGCAAGAGCTAGAAATCCGATAGTCAGGGTGGAGAGCAATGGGCTTGGTTACGGCTGGAGGCTGGGTGATTTAAGATTTGATATTAGGCCTGATGGAAGAAGATGAGCACACAAACAAGAACAACCCCGCTGCCTGTTCCTACTCCTGAATATGACGCTAGGGCAGAGGCGATAAATAGAAGAACAATAGAAATCGCTATGGATCAGATAGAAAATGATGTGGTCTTAGCAAAAACTCAAGGAGACAAAGAGGGATCTTTGGCTATGAGAAGGTTTCAGTTTCTCCTTATGGGTGCTTCGTGACAGACGTAATAAAGGTTTTAGGTCAAGCGGATGTATCAGCAACCACTACCACTACTCTTTATACGGTTCCTAATCTTACACAAACAACTGTTAGTTCGCTCGTTATCTGCAATAGGGGCGGTTCTGGCATAACTTTTAGGGTCAGCATACATGTTGCTGGGGCCGGGGCAGATGACAAGCAGTTTATATTTTTCGATGAAGATCTGTCTGCAACGACAAGTAGAACAGTAGTAATAGGCATATGTCTTTCTCAAACAGATGTAGTAAAGGTGTATGCAAGCGCAGCAAATGTTAGTTTTAACCTATTCGGGGTGGAGACAAGTTAATGAATTATAATCAGCAAGCTCCTTTGCAAGGCAAAGCAGAAGAACTGGCTAGCTACGGCAGATATGGCGACAGCATGCTTGTTCACATGAACCCTATCGAGGTTGAGGGTATAGCGGCTTTGACTCCAGGAGGCCTTACCACTAACCCTGTGACGGGTCAGCCTGAAGCTTTTGCTTTTCTTATTCCTATGCTGGCAAGTATGGCGGCTCCAACTGCATTTACATCTATTGGTCTTGGTGCTTTGGGAGCTAATACTGCTCTTGCTGGAGCGATAGGCTCTGGCCTAGCGACAACGGCATTGACTGGGGATCTGAAGAAGGGCTTGGCATCTGGTCTTACCGGATATGGAATAGGATCTGCTCTTGGCTCGGCAAAAGAGGCGATTGCTGGAGTTCCTGAGGCCGCAAAAGTTGCTGACGCAGCAACAAGCGCAGTTGACGCTGCTAAACAGCAAGTAGCAGAACAAGCAATAGAGCAGGGTGGCACTCAGACTTTGCAAGAAGCGTTTAAAGCAAACCAGCCCCTCCAAGATCTTCTTGATGTGCAGGATATTGCGCAAAGCGATTTGCTTGCAGCACAAAACGCAGCGAAATCTAGGGTTGGTGTAGGAGACGTTCTTACATCAAGAGAAGGTTTGGGCGCATTAGCATCGAGCGCACTAGATAAATCAACATTAATTCCTGTAGCCGTTGGATCTGGTCTTCAAGGTCAGATAGACATGCAGGAGCAGTCTGAAGCATTAGGAAGAAGGCTAGAAGAAGAAAAGAGAAGAGACAAAGAAAAGTATGAAGGCATATTAGGAGAGTCCCTAGCGCAGATAGGTTTAGATTATGGGTTAGATATGTCTGGTTATGGAGGCGGTTATCACGCCGGTGGAGTGGTTTCTTTGAACCCTCAAAACTACCAAAGATCTTTGGCAGAAGCTCAAATGTTAGGCATGCAACAGCCAATAGGTATGAGGATGGGGGGAAGAACTACCACCACAACAAAACCAGCAGATGAATCTCCTTCGTCTAGATTTGAAAACATGATGGCAAACATGCAGTTTGGTCCGGGTTCTGCTGCTACAAGGCAAGCGCAACTAAGAGGGCCAGAGGTTATATCCCCAGAAGATTTAAAAGGATATCGTCCCGGTATAGATCCAGAGATCATGTATTTTAGACCAAGAACTCAAGCAGAGCAGACAGAAGATACAGCAAATGAGGCGTATATAGGCCCGTCTGGAGATCCTAGATTCGATCCAGGATTCATACCTGATGAAGTTTTTGCAAACTTGCCTTTCGGTATTGGAGCAGAATTAAGAAATCAAATAACAGAAGGTATGTTAGATCAATATCAAGCTGACATGACTATGGGTAGAGACACTCAGTTGGTTGCTAGAGATCCTGTTTCTGGAACCACTGATTACACGGATATATATGAGTTTGAAGCAAGACCTATGGCTGCTGGAGGAAGCACCTCAACAGATCCTTTAATAAATCAAACGATCATGGCTGTTCTTGGTAGATTGCCAGAAGAGGATGCAGATGTCGTAATAAAAAGATTTATAGATGAGTATGGTACAGAGGCATTCCAGATGTTGAGGAACCAGGCATTGAGATCTGTTGTACCCGGCGCTCAAACAGAAGGTTTGATCGAAGGAGAAGGTGGCGGCATGGATGATCAGGTTCCAGGGATGATTGGAGATCAACAGCGTGTGGCTGTCTCGCCCGGCGAGTACATAATCCCAGCGGATGTTGTTTCTGCTACTGGGGATGGCTCTACGGACGCAGGAGCCGAAAGGTTTGACCAGATGATTGATGCCATCAGAATGGAAAAAACAGGCACTATAGAGCAGCCAGAGCCTCTGGGAGCCAGATAAAGCGTGAGCAACCTACTTACATTTGATCACACTCGCATTAGGGACATATCTAGGGAGCCTAAGGTAACCAAAAAGAACGCACCTAGAGATATTACTCATACCATTACTTTAGTTCCTAGTAACTTTGTAAAAACCCTTTGGAGAGATATAGAGCCTCACTTAGCAAAAGCTGTTGCAAGGTCAAAAGGCAGATGGGAAATGGAAGCTCTTTACTATTCTTTGGAGAATAATAATCAACAGTTGTGGCTTGCTTTTGATAAAGACAACAACATAGACGGCGTAGGTACTACAGAGCTTATAGCCTATCCGGGCAAAAAAATGTTAGCTATTCAGTTTTTAGGTGGAGACAAGTTTAAATTTTGGGTCTGGGAAATGTTAGAAAAGTTAACTGACTGGGCAAGAGATAACAAATGTGACGGTATAGAAGCCACTGCAAGGATGGGCTTTTGGAAGTGGTTGCAACAAGATGGTTTCGAGAGGTCATATGTTGTGTATGAAAGGAGTTTAAAAGATGGGTAAAGGAAGCGGTGGTGGTGGCGGTGTCCAGCAAACCGAAAGCACAGTAACTCAAAGCAATCTACCTGAGTATGCTAGGCCTTTTTATGAGGAAATGCTTGGCAGGACCGTATATGAAAGCACTCGCCCTTATGAGGCTTTTCCTGGTCAAAGGCTAGCTGAGTTTAATCCTTTTGAAACGACCGCTATGCAAGGCATTGCGGAGATGGCTGCTGCTGGCGCTCCACAACAAATCAGGTCTGCTAGTGATATAGCCACTCAAGTAGGCTTTCAGCCTTCTAATTTAGGTATGAATATAGCTCAGGGATTCACTCCTCAGGCTCAGTTTTCTGGATATACCGCTGGAGATATAGCTTCAGACTATACTGCTGGTGATTTGGCTCAAGGGTTTACCGCTGGTCAAAGGGATGCTGGCTACCAAGCCGGTCAATTTGATCCGGGTTATACAGCAGAACAAATGAATCTTGGTCCCGGCTTTCAAGCAGGGACTATTGCTGATGCAGGGACGATCCAAAGCTACATGAACCCTTATCAGCAGCTAGTTACAGATATACAAAAGAGAGAGGCAAAAAGAGCGTCTGATACGCAAGCAGCAGAGATAGGTCAGCAAGCTGCTGCGGCTGGAGGATTCGGTGGCTACAGAGAGGGCATTCTTCAAGCAGAAAGAGAGAGAAATCTAGGTCAGCAACTGCAAGATATACAAGCTAGAGGCGATCAGGCTGCATTTGCTCAAGCCCAAAAAGCTTTTGAGGCAGACAGGGCGGCAAGATTAAAGCAAGCCCAACTAGGATTGCAAGCTGGCACAGCACAAGAGCAAGCAAGGCAACAGGCAGCAAAACTTGGTTTGTCGGCTCAACAACAAGAAGAAGCAGCAAGACAAGCTCAAGAGAAGTTTACACAAGCTCAATTTGCACAAAATCAGCAACTGCAACTTGCACAACAGCAAGAGGACAGAGCAGCGTTCCAAGCAGGTGAGGCGGCAGCTAGAGAGGCGGCTCAGTTAGGATTGTCTGCTCAGGAGATAAGCGAGAGGACAAAACAGGCTGAAAATCAGGCAAGGATGGCTGCAAGAGAATTTAATGTTGGGGCCGCTCAAGACAGAGCAAGACTAGGGCTTGCTGGATTACAGGCAGATCAGGCAACCAGAGGGCAAGCATTGGATGCGGCTAGGCTGCTCGGTTCACTTGGCGGTCAGGAACAAGCTATGGCGTTTGACAGGTTGCAAAATCTGCAAGCGGCTGGAGAGATACAAAGACAACTAGGGCAAAGAGGTCTTGATATCGGGTATCAGGACTTCCTAAGACAACAAGCATTCCCAAGAGAGCAGCTAGGCTTCTTTAGCAGTATGTTGCAGGGTCTACCCATAGCCCCAGGAAGCTCTATGGCTGCATTTGGGGTTGCTCCAACCACAGGGCAGCAGCTACTTGGTGCTGGCATAGGTGGTGTTGGGTTATACAAAGCATTAGGTACTTAATATGCAGAACTTGATTCAGATAGAGGACGATATAAAAGGTTTGCCAGATCAGGCTTTGCAGATGATGGCTCAAAGACCTAATCCTCAAGTCCCTCAGTATCTTGTTGTTAGTGAGATACAAAGAAGGTCTGATATGCGTAAGAGGTTTGAGGCCCAGCAGAATCAGCCCATGCCCACAGTTGCCCAACAAATAGTTAGCCAGCAACCCCAAGGCATTGCCTCTGTTATGCAAAATCAACAGCCTCAGCAAGCTATGCCCATGCAGAATACTTCTCCTCGCATGCAAGGTATGGCTGCGGGTGGGGTTGTTCGGATGGCTGAGGGCAGACAAGCAACATTCCCAATAGACGAAACCCCAGAAATAAGCTCTATAATCGGACAAAGAATCAATAACCCCTTTAATATCAGACAGGCAAATCAAGACTTCCTTGGGGAGACAGGAGAAGAGTCAGGTTTTGTTAGTTTTGAGTCATCTCCGTTTGGAGTCAGGGCGGCAGACAAAGTTCTGACCACCTACGGCAGAGATTACGGTATCAATACTATCCGTGGACTGATCAATAGATTTGCTCCACCGTCTGAGAATGACACAAGGGGTTACGTTAATTATATCTCTAGTCAGTTAGGCATAGACCCGGACGCAGAGATTGATCTGTCAGACCCAGACCTGAGATCAAGAATACTTTCTCCTATGGCTATGCTCGAATCCAGAACAGAGCTAACCCCAGATCAGATACAGCAGCAGATAGCGGAGGCAAACCAGCGTCAGGTTTCTCCGCCAGTTGCCCAGGTTGATATTCCAGATATCAATTTACCGTTCCCTCAAGAAAGAGAAACTGTTGTAACGACAGAGGAGGTTGTAGAGGCTCCAGTTCAGAAGCAAGGACCAAGAACTCCCACTGAGCTTATGAACGAGATATTCCCAGATTCTAAAATAGAATCAGGTATTGCTACAGGAAGACAGGGGGCTGTAAGCAGAATGCCTGAATTAGTTAACCGGGTAGAAGGTAGTCGTAGAGGAGGCATCGATCCGACCACTACTAATGTTGATTTGGCTGGCTTAACGACTACCGAGGGTTCTCCTAAGGGTTCAGTTCTAGAGGATGCTGAAAAAGCGATTATCGGTGCAGAAATAGCAGACACATACACTCCCATGCAGGGCAGCACAATAAAGATGCCTACTGCTCCTTCAGTTCCAATGTCTAGAGAGGAAAGGCTTTTAGCTATGGAAGAGGGCTTTTCTCAGTCAGTGAGACCTGGTGAAGATCCAGAAGATATTGTAAGAAAAGACAGGTATTCAGATTTGCTTACCACGAGAGGCGAAAGAAAGAGGCAACAAGAACGAGAAGATCTAGAAGAAAAAGCAAATCAAGCTGCATCTCAAGCAGAAAGAGCTGCTGCGGCAGAAGCAGCGCAAATGCAAGAAGATCAGAACGCTAGAGAAAAGAATATAAACGAGGCACAAGCCTACCTAGACAAAGTCAAAGAAGATAAAGCTGCTGGTGTCATATCTGATGAAGAGGCAGCTAAAAAAGAGGCTCTAGCTTTTGCGTTGGTGCAGCTAGGCGCTGGCATTGCAAAGGGTGACCTAGCAGAGGGTCTGCAAAAGGCTGGGGAAACAGCATCTGAGATAAGAAAAGATGCAAAAGATAGGGCTATACGGCAAGAGTATTATGATTCTATTTCTGGTGGCAGCAAGAAAGGAACTAGGATGGACACCCTGCTTTCAAAGTTAAGCACAGAAGTGAACAGACAAATGAAGGCCCTTACAGATACCGTTGGCAAAGAGAGCATTAGGCTAATGAACGATCCGGTAGCTCAATCAGCAGAAAAAAGAAGAATAACTGCAAATGTTGCCGCTGAATTAGGGGTTCCTCTGTCAACAGCTTTAAACTACCTTGGCCTTTCAGTAGAGGGTGCAGATGGAGAGCTTCCCGTCGATGAGTTTGTAGGCGCAGGTCAGATGGCAAGAGGGCCAGCAGCTTCAAGATATGTAATTGAAGAGTCGTAATGCCCACATATACCATTAGGGACATAGAGACCGGCGAAAGTTTAAGGGTAACAGGTGCAGAGCCGCCATCTCCTGAGGACGCTGAAGAGCTTTTCCAAAATTATTATGAATCAAAAAGAACTACTGGCGGTCAATTGTTTGAGACCGTCAAGGGTGCAGGGAGAGGATTTGCTAACGCATTTCTTACTGCTGGAGAAGGTCTAGCAGAGCTTGCTGACGCTGCCACAGACTTTGTGGGAGCAGAAGATCTAATAGATAGCGGTGAAGACAACGCACTAGTAAAAGCTGCCAGAGAGGGAAGGGCTGCTGTAGATGAGGCTATGGGTGCAGATTCTGCCTATCGAGATACATGGGCTACAAAGTTTGGCGAAGGACTTGGTTCCTTTGCCTCTTTCTTTACCCCTGCTGGGGCGATCAAACTGCTTGGTATGGCTGGCAAAGGCGCTACAGCATTAAAAGCAACTGGGATGGGGTCATTAGCTGCTGGAACAGGTGCTGGGGAAGCTGCACAAAGAATAGAGGCAGCGAGAGATCGTGGCATAGAAGTAACCGATGATCAGGAAAACCTGGCCGTTTTAGGTGGTACTGTAGTTGGGTTTAGTGAACTAATAACACCATCCAGATTGCTAAAAAGAATTAGCGGCAAAGGCGATAAGTTACCATCAGGAATAAAAGAAAGACTTTCTTCTGCTCTCAGGTCAGGCACAGAAGAGGGTTTGCAAGAGGTTTCTGCAAGCATAGCTCAAGATGCGATACAGAAGAACGTATACGATCCTAATTTTGAGATAGCTGGCGGCAATCTTTTTGAAGAGTTTACTATTGGCGGTGCAATAGGTGCTGGAGCTGATTTGGTTCTTAACGCTGCTGCTGGCAGAAGAAACAATGCGGCCAATGCCTCTGCTTTTGAGTCAGAAAAGAAGATTAGAGAGCAGCAGGATCAGGCAATAAAAGACAGAGAAAATATTCTCTCTCAAGATCTAGAGATACAAAAGACTTTAGATGCAGAGCAAAGGCTCCAAGCAGAAGCAGACAGAGAATCAAACAGGATTCTTGCGGAGCAATCGAAGCAAATAGACCCATCTCAGATAGATGAACCTGTAGGGAAGAAAATTACCCCATCAATAAGAACGGGTTCTAGATATGTGTCTATGGTAGATACTACAGACGGAACCACCTTTCAGGCCGAAGAGCGTGTAAGAGTACGCAACCAAGGCAAACCAAACGAAACCACAACTACCTTCGTTAATGTTCCAGACAAAGGCGAGATAATTACATCAGTAAACGGACAGGCTGTTCCTGCTGCACAGAGCGGCTTTCAGGTTATTACAGCCGTGGAACCAAGCGAATCTATACTCTCGTCCTCCCCTCAAGACAGAATGCTGGCTTATGCTCAGCATATCAGCAGAACTATGGGAGATAGTTTCCCCTCCGGTAACAACATGTTTACCGTGAAGCTTCCGCAAGACTACGGAGGCAAACAAGTTGATGCCACAACTTTAAAAGACGGCGCTCCAGTCTTTCTTGTCGAAGATTCAAAGGGCAACCGATACGGCAAACCCTTACAGACATCAGAAGAAGCATTCGCTTTGGCTGGTCATCTCAATACTCAAATCATAAACAACAATGTCTATGCTGCTGGTGATGCTGCAATTAAGACATCTGGTCAGTCTTATAACGAGTCTCAGATAAATTCTTTGCAGAGATATAACTTTGCAGCAAATCATCCAGACTCGAACACCTACTCAGCTCCTGCCGTCGATGGTGCGGCAGAGACTACTCAGGACAGAGGTTTTGATGAGCTTGCAAACGTAAAGGATTTGATGGCAGAGGGTGTCAGCCCCAGAAACATGACGGCATCTCAAAGAATAAACGCAAAAAGAATGCGAAAGGGATTGCCTCCCACTAAAACATTTACCATTCAGGAGGTAAAGTCTGTGCTGAACGATCAGCAGCTTTACAACTTGACAGATACCAGGCTGAACGGATTACCAGAGACAGAAACATACAAAGCTGGTCTCAGCAAAAACGGTAATCCCGTTGTTTATAGCAGTGCTGGAGAGACATTGCAGGGCAGACCTCTGACTACTCTAGAAAAAGATGCTGCAATCAAAAATAATCCAAAGAAGAAGCCGCCAAAGATTGTAAGGTTTAAGACCCAAGCAGATGCTATTGCTTACTCGAATCAACTAAACAACACGACTAATAGATCTGCCGTAAACAAAGGCGTTATGCGTAACGTAAACGCTGATCTCAAAGGCTTACAGCAGCTACTAAAATCAAAGAACATAACATCTGAGGTTGGATCTCCAGAGGTTAGGTATTTAGCAAAACAAATCACCGGATCTCCCAAGCCCCTCAGCTCTCAAACGGAGGCCAATCAAAGGCTTTTCTATCAAAAGATAAGATCCTTACCAAGATTCGATAGACCTACCAAACTACCCCTATTCAAGGAGAAAAAGTACACCGGAGCGCAGTTCAGGGCGGCACTATCTCGTTACCAAAAAACTAACAATTTAGACAACGCTGTTTCTGCGGCTGGTATAGCACCACAAACCGCTGCTGCAAAAGACTTAAAGAGAGATATAAGCAGCCAAACCATAGATCCCGTGGTAACAGAGACAGTAACAGAAGAGGTTGCAGTAGACACCGCCGCCCCTCTTGCTTTACCAGCGCCAAGGAAGTTAGAAAATCTAAGAAAATCAATCAAAGAAAGGATGACTAAGTATGGCCTCAAAGATGTAGCCGTAAACCTAGATAATGCTCTTAATACAGCAGCTAGAGGTGCAGATGGTCAGCTTTACTACGGAATAAGACCAGCAAGAGAAGGAGATGCAGAGTCAATACTGGTTGGCGGGTCACAGGGTAGCGGTAGGTTTGCATTTGCTACCGATATAGACCCAGAAGGAAGAGCGCAAGCATATTATTCTAGGTCTCTCAATCAGATATTTCTTGGTGTAAACGAGATCCTAGGGAAAAAGTCTTTAAGTGATGCTGAGATAGAGGCTGAAGTACTTAGTGTCTTGGATCACGAGATGATTCACGCAGCTCGTCAGTTGGATTTGTTTACCACTAAAGAGTGGTCTCTGCTAAGTAACGCAGCTATAAACAAAGAGAAAGAAAATAATCAAACATATATAGATTGGGCTATAAAAAACTACAAGGACTTAACTAATGATCAGCAAATAGAAGAAGCTATTGCAGAGCTTGTAAGAGATGCGGTGGCAAACCCCAAGATTCTACAAGGAAAGCCAAGATCACTTGTTACGAGAGTTGTTGAGTTCTTCAGGAATCTTGTTTCTTCGTTGCGTAAAGAAGGATTTACTAGCGCAGAGGACATAGTAAACGCTATAACTTCTGGACGGATAGGGGCCAGAGAAAGAACACAAAGAACAGAAAGAGAAACAAGAAGAAGAATATTCCGTGATGTCAAAGCAGCAGAGGAAAGAGGGCAGACAAAAGTTGCATTAGGCGCTGAAGCAGAAGCTCTTGCCGAAGAAACAGGTGCTGGTCAACAGATACCAGACTTTGTTGAGTCAGGCATTGCTCAAGACGCAGAGGAAGTCTATACGGCAGATGTCGTAAACTTTAGCCGCAAATCCAAGCCAATGAGAGAGCCTGACAACGTAGTAAAGGCATACAAGCTATTTACTTACAAAGACGGACAGATTTATCCGCTGTTTGTTGAGGGCGCTACCCCGATCCCGGTTGGTGAGTGGATAAAGGCAACAGACCCAAGGACGGAAGGAGCTAAAGGTTTCTTCATGGGAGCAAATGGAAAACCTTATGTAAAAGCAACAACAGGCGGCAGGGTAAATGTAGAGCCAGAAGAGGCTCAAAGGTTGTTTGAGCTTGGGGTTATAAAAAGCCCAGATGTCAAAGCAATACAGGGCGTAGCTTTCAGGCCGGGATTTCATTCGGGCGATTTACCTATGGCCCCACACATAGGCGGCAAGACCAGAAAAAATCTTTCTAAGCCAGATTTTAGAAAAGACGATCAAGTGTGGGCAGAGATAGAGGTTCCAGCAGATGTTGATTGGCAATCTGTAGCGAATGCAAACGCCAGAGCAAAGAAAGATGGGACAATCGATGTATCAACGGCAGACATAACTGATCAAATGCCAGAGAACGGTTACTACCGTTACAAAACCAACCCGAACATGTTTGAAAATTGGATGATTAGTGGCGGTATCAAGGTCACTAAAATCCTCACAGACAAGGAATCTAGAGCTATATCTGCAAAAGCCGGTGTATCTGATTTGCCCAGGCGGGAAGGTTATGTAGACCCAATCGATGTTGGCGGCTTGATGCTGTCAAAACGGCCCCTAGAAGAGATGGGTAAAGCAGAAAGTATGGGCATGACCAACACTGACATCATGCCAACAGAAGAAGATGTCGAGGCCATGAAGAACAACACCTACAAGCCAGAGCGCAAGAGGACGCTTGTAGAAGCTGCAACATTCCTACAAGAGAAGTGGGAAAGAGCCACAGGAAGAACGACTCCCTTTGAATACACAGAAGAAAACATATCCATAATATCAGACATGCTTGCCACAGAAGCTTTGTCTGCCCTTGATAGGGATGGCAATGCGATTGGTTGGTACGACAGAAAGATTAAGTCTGCCAAAGACATTATGCGCTTGGTAGATCCAAGGATAATGAAGTCAAAAGAAAACGAGGCTCTGTTTGATTTCTTGCTTGCTGTGACCTCTAACGGACAGGCTGTTGTAGATAACTTTAAGATTGCTAACGATTTGTTTAGCTCTTACATGAAGAACAAAAAGCTGCCAGAGACAAAGGCTCAGTTCGATCTTGGTGGTGAGCGTAACGAAGCCATGCTACAGGCCTTTAAGTTTTACAACGCTTACGAAAACCTAAGGAAGACATCGAATCAATTCGATCAGCCAATATATGAGTTCCTTGATCAAGATGTAAAAGTCAGGGATTTGAGGGAGGTTGCCGAAGAGTTCAACAGACAGGCTGGCTATGAAGCAATGGTCATACCATCTGCTGAGGGTGCTAATGTAGATGTAAAAGTTAGCTATATACTAGGGCCTAAGATAGGCCAAGGTTTCTACCAAAACATCAGGGGGAACTATGATCCTCTTACGATGGATATATGGTGGATGAGGATGTGGAACAGGGCTGTTGGAAGGCCCTTCGAGACAGCAAAAGAGCTGCAACCAAGAAGAGATGAGCTTGCCAATCTATTCAAAAAAGTTGGTGGTCTGCCAAAGAAACTAATCAAAGAGGTTGAAGCAGGTTATCCCCAGACGATTCAAGAGATAACAGAAGACCCGGATCTTATGGATTCTTTTATCAGAGATGTAGAGAAGAGATATCAGAAGTTCTACAAGGAATACAAAGAGAAGAACGGGGTCAATCATCAAAAGCCTGATGTATTTAAGAAGACAGGCACATTTGTAAAGAACCTAAAGCCTCAGTTGCAAGCCACACCAAAGGGTGTAGAAGAAAGGGCTTACATGCGAGAGGTTGTTAAGGCTACCCAGCAAAGGTTGAAGGAAAGAAACTACGATATTAGTACGGCAGATTTTCAGGCCCTCATGTGGTATCCTGAGAAGCAGTTGTTCCGAGCCTTGGGTGTACAGCCTGGAAGAGGATCTGATAACGACTATCTAGATGCAGCAGTGATACTTGCTGAAAGCAAAGGAGTTCCAAGTGGCAAAATTGAAAAAGCACTCAGGGAGTCAGAGAGAAGAAGGGGCGCTAGTGACCCAAGTCCCAGAGGGGCAGATGGAGGGCTTCGTGAAGCTCCTCCAAGAAAAACTACAAAGCAGACCGGCGAAGCCTTCACGCTCCCAGCAACAAAGCTAAAACCAAAGAAGATACCTGAGGGGGTAGCAGAGAGGGTAGCGGAAGAAAACCTAGAGAAAGCAGAAACCGCACCTGTTGGGGATGTTCCCTTAGTAAATCCAAAGTCATCCGCATACTCACAAGCAGTTGCAAAAGACCCAAGCAAGGGTCAGAAACTAGACCCCGGTGATGATGTCTTGTTCTCTAGAGGTAACGGCCCAGACATAAACCCGGTACAACAAGCCGCAATAAACAGAGTATCTCAAGAGATACCCACTGACACACCGGGGCAGACATATCTTAACGTCCTCAATCAGGGTTCGTTCAATAAGAAGTTCACCCAGCTTAAACAAAAAGCAGTCAATAGATACGCTCAGGTAGAGAACTATGAAAAGAAAGGGGCGTTAGGCCCTAGACTTGCAGACTCTTCTGCTCTTGCCGCCTTGTTATTTGCTGACAGATCAAACGCTATTACAGCCGCCGCATTACAATACGGAGTGCCTGTCTACAAAAACGGACTAGTCAAGGTAGTAGACTTTGAGCACAGGAACGATAGGGGCGAAGTAAAGCAGTACAATGGACTAATAGATTTGATGTCCATGCTGTATACAAAAGAGCATGGATCTCTTGAGCAGATAGCGCAGTCATATGCCATAGCGAAGAGAGCGGAAAGGCTAAAGGCGAGAGGGTTGCAGGTTCCCGGTTCAGATGCGGATCACGCACAGAATATCAAAACAGCAGAGTCATTCTTAGACGCAGACGGTAACTCTATAATCAAGGACTGGTATAACGCATGGCAAGCCTATAACTCTTATACCATCAAGTTCCTCAAAGACACCGGGATGTTAAACGAACAGACGGCAGAAGCTTGGAGGTTGCAGTCTGACTACATACCTTTTTACAGGCAGCTAGAGGGTTCTGCCTTCCCTAATGTTCCAAATGTGTTTGGTGGCTTAACATCAAGCAGTGAACTCAAAGCCATCAGGGGCAGTGAGAAGGCTCTTAACGTGCCTATGCTGGAGGCCATAACTCTAAACTTAAATGCCGCTATAACTATGGGCATGAAGAACGTGGCCCAGCAAAGGCTAATAAGAGATATGAATAGTATTGGCCTAGCTAGAGAGGTTGGCAAAGGAGAGAAAACAGCAGGACAAAATGTTGTGTCTTTCAAGGTTGGAGGAAAGAAAAGAAACTTCTATGTTGATGACCCGCTTGTGTACGAGTCATTAACTATTGAACCAGCATCAGGTGTCGAGAGAACTCTAACAAACATCTTTGGAGCACCAGCAAGATTTTTAAGAGAGATGGTTACCAGAGAGCCTGGGTTTGTCATAGCAAACATGCTTAGAGATTCTCTCTCTGCATTTACCACATCTGGTTCAAACTTTATTCCTATCTTAGATACGCTAAGAGGTTTCCTCAGTGGGATGGAGAAGCTGGAAAAAACTGGTGTTGTTGGTGGATATGATTACAAGAATGACCCACAGAATATTGGTGAATTTGCAGGAAAGATATTAGGACAAAGAAACAAAAACATAGGATCAAACAATTACTTTGTTAACGGTGTTAAGAAGCTTTGGGATATCACCGGACATGCATCGACGCTATCTGATGCGGCAACAAGAAACGCAGTATATGAAGACGTATTAGCAAGAACAGGGAACGAAGCAGAAGCAACATTCCAAGCGATGGAGGTGCTGAACTTTGGCAGAAGGGGAAGCAACCCTGTGATGAGAGTCATAGCTGCAACAACGCCGTTCTTGAATGCCAGAATACAGGGATTGGATGTATTAGCCAGAGCTGCCGCTGGCACTAACTCAGCTAATCGAGATCTATCTAGAGGCAAGGTCGCTGCTTCATTCCTAGCCAGAGGCGGGATACTGGCCGCATTGACCATGTATTACTACACGATGGTTAGCGATGATGAGCAATACGAAGAACAAACAGAAGAGATAAAAGATAACTATTGGATAATCCCCAGAGAATCTGGAATACCATTTAAGATACCTATTCCTTTTGAGGTGGGACTGATATTTAAGACCATACCAGAGCGTATAATGGATTCTTACCACAAAGGGACCACTGCCAGGGAAGCGCAGCAGTCAGCAATGAGAGCTGTTACCGGGACGCTAGCGGTGCAATTTCCTCAGGCCATAACACCTTTGCTTGAGGCTTACACAAACTATGATCAGTACAGGGGAAGGCCTGTAACTCCTGTCTACATAGACTCAAGAGGAGAAGAAGGCCTACAGCAGCTAGCCAGCACAACAGAGATAGCCAAAGCTATTGGCGCTAAGACTGGCATGAGTCCCATTAAGATCGACCATCTGATAAAGGGATATACAGGAACTATAGGTGGTTATGTTCTGTCTGAAGCTGACAGATTATTAAGAAGCACGACAATACAGGGAGACAACAGAAATGTGCTGCCAGCAAGAGATGCTACCCAGTATCCAATAGCAAGAAGATTCTTTGGTTCAGAGTTTGGTGGTGGTGTTAAAGAAGACTTCTATGAGATGTATGACTATGTCAGGAGGCTTGATGAGTCAGTTAAGTCTCTCTATGAAGCTGGCAGAGGTGACGAGGTTGATGCCTTCATACTTGGCAGAGAAGAGTTGGTTGGTGGATCAAAAGCCCTCAGGAAAGTTTCAGACAGGCTAGCAAAGGTCAGAAGGATGAGAAGAAAGGTTCTCGAATCTGACATGAGCGCGGAAGAGAAGCAAGAATACATTAGAGAGCTAAACATAAGCGAAAGATATATTTTAGAAGTTGTTCCCGAACTACAAAAAATGTTCAAGATACCAACTTATACAGAGGATATATCAAGAAGAATGTTTGGTGGGTGACTCCGGTTTTTCTTTTATTGTCATTCTGCCAGCCGACATAAACTCCAACTGATCTCTAATATTGGCTTCTCTCTGATTAGTCTTCCGTATGCAAACCCCCTCAAGGTTTTGTTTCTCTATGCACTCCAGATAAAAGGGCAGCGTCTGTAAATCTTTCAAACTGACAGCCTGAAATATCTTCATGTCAGGCCTACCCTTGTCATCAATAAAACTAATCATTATTTCCATGTTCTTCATAGCAACTCCCCTAAAACCCCGCCTTTGACCACACGGACGGGAACGTGCTACTGGTATGATCCTGTGACAGACCAGAGCCACAAGATCACCTGGTCAAACTTGCGGTAGTTGATGCAGTTGGTTGCACGAAAAAACCCTGCGTGGAACAACGCTTCACCACACCTTATCTTTAATTTGCAGTGCCAAACCCTACTAACTTGGTTTAAACACTGCTGGAGGCCTCTGACGCTACCGCTCACCAGAGGTTCTTTACCCCACGCTTTTGCCAGCTTCGACCAGACCTGGCTGGCGCAGGTTGTGTCAGCGATGTAAGTCGCCCCGGTCTCCTGCTTCTAGGCGAGGCTAGCAGGAAGCCCTTGGAAGGAGAAATGTGAGTTAACTCCCCGCCTGTTCGTAGTAATCTGGCCCAAGCTCTTCCATGTTGGTTGCGCTTTGATGCTCAGACACCTGTTCTCTCGTTCTAAAGAATCCATCATACTGCGGAAACTTTTTCATAAAAGCTCTCGAATAGAAAGCTCTGTAGTTATTGTTTAGTTTGAAGCTCACAACTCCATCACCGCCAGTGTCCTTCTCCCAACGAATCCTCTCAAAGATTGCATTGACTGAGTAATTGTTAAAACCTAGGTCTATCTTCTCCTTTGTAAACTTAACAAATAGATACCATACGTCAGGATGATTCTCGTGAAACAACTTCACTTGCTCACGCATTTCCTCTTTGCGACTTTGCATTATTGTTGCTCCTGCGCTGCCGGTACAATGAACCCCATTTCTGCTGCGGTCATAACCAGAGTGTCTATCAGCTCTGAGTAGTTACTTCGACTGGTGTCGCCGCTGCGCTTGAGAGGTCTACGCCTTATCCCAAATTTAGTTAATCTTTCCTCACTGCCAAACGCTTTACACAAAAGCTCTTCATGCAGCTCGTCTGGAGTCATACCGCAAAACTTAGCAAACTCACCAGCCCATTTACGGTAATACCTTTCCTGGTTGTTGGTTCTATGCTTCTTCATGGGGCCAAGCTCTATTGCGAGACCCCCGTCACACGTTAGAAGAGTATCCAGAACCTCCTGAGTCCGGGCGGGGCAGATGGAGCACAACACTCCAATCAGTTCCCCGATCTTAGATTTCTCTACCTCTATCCTCAAAACGGTATGTCATCCTCGAACTCGTCCTTCTCCTCAGGCTGTAACACCTCAGACGTACTGACATCTTCGGGTTTGGGTATATAAACCTCACTGCTAAGAGAAATGTACCTGCTCCCATCCTTACCCACGTTGTCCCAGCCAGATAGATCTATCCTGATCTCAAAATCGTAATCAGGATTCTCTTTCTTCTGTCTTGCTAGAAATAACAGAGCTTGGAGCTGTTCTCTACTAATCTTAACGTTACCCCGGAGATCAGGTTGTTCATTCTTTTTCTTGAACTTATTAGCCCCAAGGTAGCCCTTATCTTTAGGGCCGTAGTCACCGAAATTAAAATCAGCCATTTGCTGCCTCCTTTTTCTTCTGTTGCTCTATGATTTTCTGGGATGCCAAGTCAAACTCCTCCTGACCATACTTCTTCAGATACTCGCTGAAGTATTTATCTTTGGTTGCATCGTCGGTGATCTCACCCGTGAAAGCGTCCTTAAAGTTTATGAAAGCCTGTCGCTTAGACATGTAGGCCTTCAGTCGCTCGTATAGGTCCGGGTAGTTGTTGGCGATTTCATCTACCTGTTTCTTATTGTCTGACCAATTCTTTTTAAGAGTCTTTTTGTCATCCACAAAGTTTTCGATGGTCTGTATAAACGTATCTACAAACTTGGTTGCGTCCTCCTCTGACCAGGCCGGGGCTTCAGCTTTTGGCTCAGGTTTTTTTGCTTCTGGCTTTTTCACCTCTGGCTTCTTGGCCTCTTGCTTTGGAGCTTCTGGCTGTTCCTCATCGTTGCCGGGAGGTAGATCCTCACCTGCATAGATGTAGTGGCCCAGACCGAACATCGCCAAGCACTTCACCAGACAACGCATCTTGCTGTCACTCACATCCCTGCTGCTTGGATTGGCTATCGCTTTGTTTTTGTAATCCATCACCGGGAGCCACATGGTTCTCTCTAAAGGTCCGTGTTCAGCAGGTATCCTGACTGCCACATGAACAGTCTGGGAACCATCACTATGTGATTCCGTTTTCTGAAAGGTGTAGTAGGCATTCGGGAAATGATCCATGAATATGCCCCATGCCCATGCCCAGCTAAGATAGGTCAGCCCGTTCTTGCTCTCCGTGTGCTCCGTACAGTCTATTTCTTTTAAGGTTGACCAGACCTCTTGATATGTATGCTTCACGCCTTCTCCTAGTTTTGTGAACTGAAAGGATTCTTTTTGAATCCCGAAAATTTGTTTCTGTAATGCCGCTTGGGTATGTCGTAGTTCTTGTGGAGATCGTCCTCAAGAATTGTCACAACCTCGATAGGCTCCAACTCTTCGTACTGAACCATCGGCATCGCGCTTAGGAACCCCTTCTCCCATACGAAACTCGCTTGACCAAACTTAACCTCCATCTTGAGTCCCGGTATCTGCGCTATGGCAAAAACGCTTACCATCTTTTCGTAGGTATCTTTATCAGTGCCTAACATGTGTGTATGCCTCCCAGATGTTTAGGGGTGAGAACTGGATGTCAAAGTGTTCCTGGCTTAGGCCTACCTCGCCGCAAAAATGCTCACACTCCTCCATGTCCCGGAACAATCCGTGTGTTGTAATAGAATCGTCCTCCAGGTTTCTAACCCAGACCACATAGACGCTTGGTCCTTCACTCATTTATTTCCTCCACTTTGCTGTTAATGACACCATCTGCATGTAAAAACCTTTCGCACCAGTTGAGTATTTCATACACCCCCTCAGTGACTAACTCTGGTTCCAACGGAGACACCTCCGCTAGCAGTTGTTTTTTCTTGTGGTCATAAACAAATGACACATTCAACTCACCATTTTCTGTTTCCAAATTAAGCTCCAGCTTGAAATTGATCACACCACTCTCTCACTCGACACCAGTTCTGGACGCACCTTGTGTCCTCTCCAACCCTAATATCGATCATCAGGCCTTTCTCTGTTGAGTTTTCCAAGTAACTCACTGCATCCTCTTTGGTTTTAAGAACTCTCAAAGCTCTCTTTCTACCGCTCTTCACGACTGCGTAGGTATCGTCTTTCTTCCATCTCTCCTTGTCGCTACACTGAACCAAGTCATTGTCTGTTATCCGCTGATACTCTGCCTCCTGATGGAGAGACACTCTCCCCCGGACATACTCATCGCACTCCTCTGGATTCCATACCGGGATCTCTACGATGTGTATTGGAGATTGCGGGTAGTCACCTTCTTCTTCTGCCTTTCTACGCTGCCAGTCGCGCAGTATCGCTATGATCCTTAACTGTTTAACCTTCAATTGTTTAGATTGACGCACTAACCATGCGTACACATTGAGCTGGTTGTGCCATTCCTGCTTGTCGTATATCACGCTCCAAACGCTTGTCACCTTGTAGTCACTGATAATCACGCCTCTCTTGGTGATCTCTTGCAGGTCAATGGCACCTGATATGGTCCACCCATCAACCTCCGCGAACAATCGTTCCTCACTCAGGATGTTCTGGTCTTCGTTGTCCTCTAGACTCTTCTCGAACATTCCGTGTACAGAAGTTCCAAACCTGCTCCACAAGAAGTCCACTGCGTCCTGCTCAATCTGTTCTTCGTTCTCTCTCTGCAAGATCGAAATCCTGGGAGAGTCTATGAGCTGGGTGACCGATCTATTGCTAGCCCCCCGGCTGTACTCATCAAAAGTCAGGGCATCGACTACCACCTTTGGCAGCTTGAAGTTATTAGTTATCTTCATTTCTTGGTTCGCCTGTTCGCACCGCTATCTTTTCTAAAGTCTTTGAATGCTTTTGTGCCTCCATTTTTTCCTGTGGTTTTTTTAGCCACGGCAAACCACCTCTTACGCCTGTTGTGCAGAACCTCCCTCCAACGATGATCTGAGTCTATCCTTGCGTCCATCTCCTCCTCTCTAGTGGATCTATAAGCAAGGCCAGCAGTTTTTCCTCTCGAGTTATGGCCTTTTCCTGTATGGGGAGTTGTTGGAGATGGCATATCCACACCGCCATAAACATTGTGTTTTGCTAGACAGGTTCTACATACCGGGGTTCCGTCAGGAAGCTCTCTCGACACCTTGTTTTTACACTTGGGCGTTGAGCATTTATCAAGCTTCTTTCGCGCCCCCTTATTAGTTTCTCTACTCCTTCTCGTTGCATCAGCGATGCGTTTTTCTTTCGCAATAGACCTGCATTCATCAGAGCAGTATTGAACCCTTCCATTTGTATCAGAGAACTCTTTCCCACACTTCCTGCAAACCTTGCTGGTTAGCACAGGTATGCCATCTTCTATCTCAATCAAGCGACTCTCCAAACCCTGATGGACTTATACTTCTCCACCCAACGTCCGGTCCATTTCTTGTGTCCCTTGTTCTCTGAATTCATTCTGGCAATGCAGGTCCAATTATTAGCAGCTCTGTTTTTTGTAGGGTCTGTTATAGCTCCCAAGGCCGAAACATCATCGACTACAAAGGACTGACCCACCTCCATCCTATGCATTACTTCAACATACTTTTGCCTAGATGATGTCCGTACCAGGCTACTAGGCAGAGGCACGTTATCCTCAAGAACTACTTGATCATCACTCACATTGATTCTCCAGTTTTGAGAGATCTAATCTCTCGTCAGTTTAACTCTATAGACCCTGACCCCTTTCCTGAGATCTGGTTCCGGGTATTGATATTTCCTGACACTAAACAGCCAGTCACTGTGGTAACCCTGTTTAGGATCAGATTGAAATCTCCTGATTGCGCTCCGCAAAGCATTGATCCTAGATTTGACCGAATCATCATCAACCTCTATGAAAAAGCTCTGACCTTCGCTCATGCTTGACAGCGTTTGCTTTAGGTTTTCCGGTAACTTCCCTTTCTCCCCAGACCGATTGTCCTGCGGCATCGGGATGTTGTCCTCGATCACTAACATATCTGCACTCTGATTCATCGAAATAGATCCTTCCTTTTTGTTCCTCACCAATTAGGTGCTGTTTAAGTTTTCCCAAACTCCTGCTCCCTTTGCTACCATAGCGAAAACAAGCCTAACATATCGAGAATGCTTTGACAACAGTAGTGCGTATAATATATGGTGAGCCAGCGTCGAAAGCAAACAGTAGGCAGTTGGTAACCATAAAAGGCCGTCCAGCGTTTATTAAGAGCAAGAAGGCGCGGGAGTACGTCAAGTCGTTCCAAACCCAGTGTGAGGCTTTACAGGAGCTTCTAGAGGGTGATTTGGAGGTGATCATAAAGATCTACTATGCGACCAGGAGACCGGACTTAGATGAGTCTGTCATCTTGGACTGCATGCAGGATTTGATCTACAAGAACGATAGGCAGGTTAAAGTTAAGCATGTTTTTTGGGGGCTTGATAAAGATGAACCAAGAGCGGAAATCACAATTAACACTCTCGATTGAAAAGCAAGCATTAAAAGATCTTGCTTCGACTAACGAGCACACAAGGGTTGATGCTATGCTTCATTTCCTGAGGATGAAGCAAAGTAATCCGAAAGATTTTTCTGAAAAGGTTTTTGCGATATTCCCTCTCAAGGGAGCGCAAAGGAAGAGGGCGGTAAATGATTTGCTGGAGGAACTAGATGAGGGAAGATGACATTTTCTATCAATGTAGATTCTGGCTTGAGACTGAAGGGAGATTAGTCAGTTGGGATTACATGATTGAGAGTCTTAGGAATATTCCTAGGTGAGGATATTCCGTGTCTTCTTATATGTCTGTTTATCTTTCCTAAGGGATATGACAGACGGAATATATTCCTATCGCCGTAGCGATTATATGGATAAAAACACAAACAAAGCAGGAGTGCAACAAAATGACCAAGGAAGACTTGGAAAAGATACTTAGTGGCTACACCGAATCCGCTAGGATTCAATGTCCTGAGTGTGGCAACACTCGAAAGAAAAAGACCGACAAATCAATGGGTCTTACTGTCAGCGGGAACGAAACGCTGTATCAATGTTTTCATTGCGGATTAGCCGGGAAGCTCGTCCACCCAAGCTTTAGACCGGAACCCTCGAAAGTTCGAGCGATTAGTGTTCCGAAAGAAACTAATAAAGAATTGGTTGATGAATATTTAAGCACCAGATCAATTGACCCGGACAAGGTCAGGGATTTCCCGGTCATTGGGGGAACAAAGTTTTTCAACGGGGCAGGACAACTATCATCATTAGGCTTTGTGTATGGTGAGAAAGAAGCTGTTAAGTGGCGTAGTGTTATCGGTAAGCATTTCACGCAGGACGGTTCTGCCAAAACATTGTGGGGTATCGATCAGCTATCTGATGACTGCAACACATTGATTATAGTCGAGGGTGAGATGGATGTCCTTGCCTGTGCCTCTGCTGGTGTACGCAATGTAGTCAGTGTACCTAACGGCGCTCCACAGAAAGTATCTAAGAAGACCGTGGACCCGGAAGAAGACAATAAGTTTTCTTATATCTGGGCTGCTAAAGATTTAATTGAGAAAGTAGACAAGGTTATTCTGGCGGTTGATTCTGATGAGCCGGGTACTGCGTTAGCTGAGGAGCTTGCCCGTAGGATAGGTAGAGCTAAGTGCTGGTCCGTTAAGTGGCCTGATTCCTGTAAAGACGCCAACGATGTAGTCCAAAAGGTTGGCCCTGAGATTCTAGTCAAATGCATAGACGAGGCTTTGGCTTTACCACTTGAGGGAGTTTACAGCGCCAGCGATTACGCACTGGATATCGAGAAGCTGTATGACAACGGATTAGTCGGAGGTTTATCCACAGGGTTATCTACTGTTGATAAGTTGTTCACGATATTACCCGGTCAGTTGTCTATTGTTACTGGCCTACCCGGCAGCGGTAAGTCTGAGTTTGTGGACCAGATAATGGTCAATCTTGCAGAGAATCATGGCTGGAAGTTTGCGATAGCGTCTTTTGAGAACCCACCCAGTATTCACATAGCAAAGCTCAGTGAGAAGAAGATAGGCAAACCTTTCTTTCCAAACGACAGAGCGCCAAGGATGAGCAGGTCAGAGTCTATCGAGGCTATGAATTGGGTATCTAATCACTTCTTATTCTTAGAGCAGAGAGGCGGCGAACCTGCAACCATCGACAGCATCTTGGATTCTGTCAGGCAAAGCGTCATGCGGTTGGGGATCAGGGGAGTCTGCATAGACCCATATAACTATCTAAGTCAGGCAAAGACTAGTGAGAACGAGCACACGGGCATCAATGAAATGCTGACAAAGCTAGTGTCTTTCGCCAGAGCCAATCAGGTTCACATATGGTTTGTTGCTCACCCGGCTAAGATGGCAACTAACCCGGACGGGTCAACTGCTGTTCCCAAGGGGATGAATATATCGGGCAGTGCTGCCTTCTTTGCCAAGGCCGACTTGGGAGTGACGGTACACCTAAGCCCTGATAAGGTGACTGAGATACATTGCTGGAAGGCTAGGTTTAAATGGATAGGCACTACAGGGTCTACGACTTTGAATTACGACATACCGACTGGGGTGTATTCTAACCCCACCTTCGAGCGGGACTATGAGATAGAGGGATCAAAAGACTGGCATGAGACTGAGGAGGAATGGAGGATCTAGAGGTAAATGATGTAGGCACACCGGCCATACATCAAAAACATACGACTGTACTGGAGAAGTCGGACAGCGGCATAGGTAGGGCAAGGGTCACTAATCAGTTATTTATTGACAAGTTACTGATTAACAAAAGGATCACGATCCCTCAGCATCAGGCGGCAGAAAGACTCCTAGCACAGGCAGTGAACGCTGGCGCTTACATCAGGTCACCCAACATGGTAGGCGCTTTCGGTAGCGGTATCCCCAAGGGTAGGCACGATCTGATTCTCGGACTGAGCAGGACTCTACGAAGAATCACCGAAGAATTTTCTGAGCAAGCTACTCACATCACATATTCAATTGTCATAGAAGACAAACCCACCAAGAAACAATCAGACATAGAAACACTGCAAGAAGTGCTCGACTTCATATAGCAGCTTGCCTCCCGGATCAGTTCCAGGTTTCCCTGGGAGAACGGAAAGGGGCTGATAAAAACGCCTGAAACGTAGCTATGAAAGCATGGAACCTTTTGAGGGTTTTGAGGGTGATCTGCTAACCGTATTCCATTTTTACATTTGGATGTAAGACGTACCTTTGTTGGATGCAAGACGTACCTAAAATGTTGGGGTTGGTTCCTACTCCGGTATTTTGTTTACCAGTGGTAATGAAAATACAGCGGTTGGGAGGCTCATGTATATACCGCCTTATGGGCTGGGCGTTGTGGAGGTAAATAACAGAGGTGGTATGGCGGATGACAGAAAAACACAGGAGTCGGTTGAGGACAATCTATATGATTTCTTTCACGGCTGATAAAAACCGCTGAGGCGCTTAACAATTGAACAGTCAGAGTTTGGGGGAGTATTCCCCCCTACCCCGGATGGGGCAGGAGGGTTGCTACTTCTTGGGAGAAAACGTAGCAGGAGTCAGGAGAATATGACTCATTAGGTAGGTGATTTCAATAGGCAAACGAATCCATATCCACGATCCACTTGCCTTTCTTGCGGATGACAGGCCTAGCCCCGCGAAGTTCTGAGATGTGCTCTCGCTTCTTCTTGAGGTTTGCGGCCTCGATCAAGGTGCAGTGATTGCCCTTTTTCTTGGTCACAAAGTACAGCCTGTATCCGTTTGGCCTGTGCAGTTGCACTAACTCCCAACCTTTTTTCTTGAGCCAAGCTTGGGTGATTTCTTTGGGCATTCTCATGCGGCCTCCCTGTCTAGATTAGGTGACTCAGATTGCTCCTCGTCACCGTTAGGTTCCCATCCATCGATACGGCCTTCGGCCCTAGCAAATGCGACTAACATGTCGAGCCTCCATTGCTTCTCGTCATAGTCGAGCGGGAACTGGTCTTGTTTAAATAAATCCATTATTACCACCTTTGTTTCATACTAAGTCTAAGGGCAGCATGCTTGAGGGTCTTGGCTGGCAGCAGCCTATCCCCCCGGAACTCTTTATCGAGTTTTTGCTGTAGTGTTTTTGGTATCCATAGGCGCGGATCGGTATAACCGACCTTAACGCCGTCAGGTATGATTGAGGCTCCTGCTCTTTTGATGTCCCAAATCATGTAGTTATGGCAGCCCCAAGTGTCGCACTCAGTTTCGTAACCATGCTCTTCGATAAATGCCGCAACGATATCAGTGCCATTCCAGCCATCGCCGTCAGCAAAGCCAAACTTATCGAAGGCTTCTTCCCAAACCCAATAGACGATGTCGGTAGGGTTTTCTTCGCCTCCAAATATTGTTTCTCTAGGCATTGGTATTGGTCTCCTTTTTTTGCTTTCCAAGAGCGCCCCTCCTAAGACGCTTTCACGCTGGTAGCAAGCCAGCACTCATCAGTTGGAATGTTAGATGTTCTCAGGGTCCAGCATGATCACCTCGCCAAAAGGCTCACAACCCCGGAAGAACGGTGCTCTGCCTGTAGTCGCCCATATGACCGGGAAGTCAGGCTCGTAGAAGTTGTGCATTGCCTCAGGTCCGACATCGCCCCATCCGTCAGTGAAGTAGATCATCGCGCAGGGATCTAGATCTTTGCTATGGACATAGTTGAACGGCGGGTTGAACTCAGTGCCACCGCTCTCAGGAACGTGCAGCTTGATCTCATCACCGCGCTCGAACTCAGACACACCGCAAACAACCTCGTGGCAGTAGATGACCACAATCTTTTTAGGCATGACTGAGTCGGCAATGTCCTGCAACTCTGACGCGATCACCCTCAGCTCTTCAGCAGTGAACATCGAGAAGCTGCAATCTATCGCGATAACCAGCTCACCAGTAGGCTCACGCCTAGGTGTTGGCAGTATCCAGCCAGTAGATAGAAGCCTACGGTTGGGTCTAGCAAAGGTATTCTCTGCACAGTTGAAGTTGGTGAATAGAGCCTTCAGCTCCTCAGCCCAGCTAACCGTTGATGCTCCAATGCCATCGATAAGCTTGTCCACGGCAAAGTTGCCACGGCCAGCAATCTTGTCAGCGATAGTCTTGGCTTGATGCATTTGTGCAGCAATCTCTCGCTCCATAGCTTTGGCGATCTCTACAGAGGGACCGTCACCCTCGCCCTCACCCTCACCGCTAGGCGCGGGGAAAACCTCACCGGCAATCGGGCCGTCAGGACGCTGTAACTCACCATCATCATCGAGCTTCTTGAGCTTGGCATATATATTCTCTGCGGTCATGTCCGCATAGCCCCAGTCAAACAAGCCCCCCTCAGGCATCTTCATGCCAGCCTTTACGAGTGGCGGGTTAATAGCAAAGTCACAAGCCATGTTCCAGATCTCGTGATCACGGTCACCCTTCCGGGTCATGTGGAAAGAATCTACATGCATTACCTCGTGTGCCACGGTGAACTCAAGCTCTTCTATAGTCTGGGCTAGTACCCAGTCAGGGTTGAAGAGAATCTGAACACCATCAGTTGCCATAGTTTGTATTTCGTAACTACAGCTCTTCTTGAGCATGTTAACCCTCATACAAAAGTAGATCGTATCCGGGTTGACCGCTAGCCTACGGATAGCCTTCTGAACCATCTGTGCAGCCATGAAGCTGTTGTCGTTTAGTTCTGCAATTTCAAAATTCACAAAGCCCCCTTAGTCGTATAGACCAGTTAAGTTATCGATAATGTTCTTCGCAGAGTCTCTAGCTGACTGACGCTTGCGTTTAGAGTTCCGTAGATCCTCAGGGTTTAGGTTAGAGAAGCGGGTCAGCAGATCGTTTGCAGCTTGGGTAAGCTTGGGATCACCAGTAATGTTTAGGTGCGGCAGAGACCCGGCAAGGTTGGCAAGCTTCGACACAGTATTGTCGGAGAACTTGCTGGCCCTCTTAGCTCCGGGAGCCTTCTTGCCGTGGCGTTCCATGCCATCGACAAAGTCCTGCAATGCATCCACAACTCTGTCATGCACACTGCGAGTAGCGTTCTCGACACGCTCCGTAACGCTGGCCTCGATGTCTGCCTTCATCTTATCGAGTGCAGCTTTGGGCAGATTAAGCTTGATATCAGAGTCTGGTATCTTGTTCTTCTCTACCTTGATGCTGTAGCTATCGACAACCTCGTCTACCGTTGGGTAGTCGTTAATGTCGAATGCAGCGCCCAAGTCCCTCCGCGCTCGATCAAGTATGTCCGGGTACGTTTTGCGTAACTCAGCTTTGAGATCGTTCTGCTTTGTGATCTTGCGCTTCATCTCAGAGTCGAACTTGTCAAACATCGCCACGCCCTGAATATACCAGCCGTCACCGTCCCACAATGCACCGTGGTCAGGGATAGTGTGATTCCTGATCTGCCCCTGATTAGAGTTAAGAGACTTGATTACAGGAGAATCAAACAGGGTCTTGTTGACCCGGATCAACTTGTCCTTCGCACCTTTGGACTCAGTCACCTCATTAGATATTGACTTGTCACGCTTGGTGTTGCCGAACTTAGTCATGCGGACCCTGACGAGCAGGTTGTTCTCTTGGATTTTAGTATCCAAATTCATATGTTGTTCCTTAGGGGGCAGCGCCCCCGGTTGGTTGGTGTTGGTTAGTGGATGTCTTGGTTGACTTTGTAATCAACGTACTCAGCGGTCCCTTTGATGATGTCCACATCTTTGCGACTGCCAGTGGCAGCCCAGAAGACCGGGACAAGCTCCTCATTCATGGACCGAACAACCTTCAGTGCGTTGCTGAGATTCGACGGGTCACATCTCTGTGAGAGAATCGAAGTCAGCGCGAACTGAGTAGATAGCTCCTCAGGCGTGGGCTGATCAGGATCATCTAGGTAGTCCATCACGTTGGGTAGGTTACGCATGGTCCTGAGAAACCCCATGAACTCAGCAGCAACCCCAGCACCTAGGCAGGACTCGAAAGCCTCAGCCTCCTCCTCAGCATTGTAGCCGTAGTCGAAGAACCTAGATGCTTGCGTCCAAGACCTATGCGTAGCAATAGCGACTCTGTCCTTAGGCGCTCCCCCGTCCGGGAACTCATGCATGCAACCGTTCTGGCCTCCAACGCCCTCACCCCTGAACATCAGGAAAGCGATTATTGAGGCATCCAACCCGGCTGGTCTAGCATAGTCCTCAACCCAATGGGCGGTTGGCTGGTAAACGTCGAAGTGCTGCGAGAATCGATTCATCTGTGCAGCGTCACGCCTACCGTGTACACCCGCGCCATCCTGGGGTCTATTGCTGGCTGCGATCACAACCCAGCCCTTGGGCAGCTCGTAGTTGCCGATACGTCCATCATTCAGTAGCTGGTAGGTAACGTGCTCGACTGAGGCGCTGGCTAGCTGGACCTCATCCAAAAACCACATGCCATACTTACCGTCACGCTCCTCAGTGGGTAGCCACTCAGGGACGGCGAATCTGGTCATATCGTTAGCGACTTGCGGCATACCCGTGAAGTCTGTCGAGTCGAGCTGAGATACTCGTGTATCAATCAGCTTGAAGGAGCCGAACTCCTCAGCTAGAAGATCAGCGGCTGCGCGAACTGCTGAAGACTTAGCGACACCATACGGCCCCCACAACATCTGAGGAAGGATGCGGTCAGCGCCGCCCTCCATGCCTCGAATGTTGGTAATCGTAGCTTTGACGATGTGATTGATAACACTGCGAACTGTAACTTTTGTGGCATTGATAGCCATAAGCATTTACTCCTGTTGGTTTTCCAAGACCCCCGGAGGGGTTTCGGCTAGTCACCAGCTAGCTCTCATCAGTTGGATTCGATAGACAAGACATTGTCGAACCAGTCGTTAAAGTCTTTGGCAGTGGCGAAGCTAGGCACAACGATGGTCCCGCTATACTCAACTTGCCCGGTCTCATAATCGAAGTACGCGACAGTCCCGCGCTCGATATCTATTTGCTCACGCATATTTATTAGCCTCCCTAAATTCATAGATTCCCAAGATTAAAAAGCCGATGCCGTTTATCACGAACAAAGGCCCAACAAAACTGAACACAACATGCACCTGCTCACTGGTGAAGTAGTACATAAAGGTCAGCGCCAACCCACTCAAGAAAACAAAAGACCCCAATAAGAAGTGGGCTAGAAACTTGAGTAAAGCAGAGATCATTCTGGTGTTAGTCATTGTCGGACTCCTTCAGTTCAGAGATCAGGTTCTCGATAGCACTCACGAACTCGTAATACTTACCGTTAAGAACGTATGACCCGGACCCAAATTCGCCGTCTTTAAGCTTTTTCTTATTGGGCTTATAGACTAGCCAGTGATCTAGAAACATTTCTATGTCTCTCCGATCATTCATAATTAAACACTCCGTTAGTTTTCCAATACGCCCGTAGGGCGTTTCGACTGGTCACTAATCAGTCTCATCAGTTGGAATTAGAGGTAAGGGTTGGAGGCGTTCAGCGCCGCCGTCCGGGCATCCTTACCAGATAGGAATAGGTGAGTTGCTGTATCCCAGCAGACTCTACCCGCATTAAGAGCGTAGTCCTCACGCTCGTTTATAGCCCGCTCATACCGGGCCATCCAAAGGGCGCGTTTTGCCGCTTGTCTTGCTTGCATAAATAGGTATCCGTTAGTTATCCAAGACCGCCTAAGCGGTTTCGACCAGTAACTAATTGGTCTCATCAGTTGGAATTATAGAAGGTCAGCCTCCTCGATTAGCTGAAAGTCATTAAGAACAAACTGTCTGCGTTTCGGGGTCATATGCACATAAGCCTCGATTCTAGAATGAATCATGGAGTCGCATATTCTGTAAGCGATAGAGCTGTTTGGGCTGGTCAGTATGTCGCAGTTAACACCATTAACCAGAACTTTAAGCTTGAATCTGGGGTTACCCATCGGGCTGTTGTTCATCCTCACGATGTCATAAAGAACGCCGTCAATTAGATATTCGCTTTTCACTAAAGTACCTCCGCTATTGCTAGGGCATCGCCCCAAGTTAACTTAACGGCGTATGCGTCCATCGTATACTCGCGTATTCGATCCGCTACCCCGTCCATGTCGCGGCCGCTATCCATAAGAAAGCGTATAGCCGCACCCAGTATGTCCTCCAATTGGACCGTGTTTAATTTCTTCATATTTGATAACCCCCGGCTGACACAGAGCCGCTGTTGTTTAGAAAAGATCTAACCGATGCGAAGAACCTACGCTTTCGCATGATCAGTTTGTTCAGAGCTATGCGTCTGCGATTGTGACGCAGCACTCTCTGTCTCTCTTGTTCACTCATAACTGAGTACTCACATTTTAGTTTTCCAAGACCTTGCGGTTTCGGCGGGGAACTACCCCGACTCATCAGTTGGATTGCGAAAGCTTCGAGGATGAATCAAAGCCAATAGCCCGGTTCGCGTTGTCGGCATCTGTATGCCTTCCGGGGAACTGTGTATCGCTGAACGCCGTAGGAGCGCCGGACTCTTACCGGAGGGGCTTGGCCTCTATGACCGTAGCAGCATCACACTGCACCCCTATCGCGTGAGCTAGGCTCACCAGATTTATTTTTGATCAGTCCTAGGACTGGCGGGATTAAGGCTCCCCGTGGCCTGAGCGGATTATACACACAGTACGTAGTACTTTGTAAACAGTTTGTTAATAAATAATTAATTAACCGCTCTGCATATAAAACGAATGGGATTTAAAAGTATTACAAAAGAATTTGGATTGTGTCCTAGGTAGATAGGAACGTGTGCGCGAGTACTACAGTTTGAATGTAAATACAAGACTTGACACGACAAAAACAACAAATAAGCAGTAAATAGTAAATAATCCGTTGTATATCAATAAGTTAACAGGGCAAAATCGCTCTAAGACGTTTTCTCGTCAAAGATGACCTGAGGGTAGGGGTAAGACAAAAACCGCTCAGAACGCAATACAGTGCGTCTGGTGACACATTACTATTTGTCAAGAAATATTTAATACTGTTTACGTTGTACTGGTGATATCCAAGCGGGATTAGTCGGGGATAGAATCCCGGATAAGGATAGATAAAGGTACGCAGATATGGGCAAACCGAAAACAGGACTCACCAGTAAACAGCGCCATTTTGCGCTGGCATTGGGGAGCGGTAACGGTATGACGTTAAGTGACGCATACAGGGAGGCATACCAGTGCGAGAATATGAGCGGGGCTGCGATACGCAACGAAGCCAGCAAGCTAGCAGCGAACCCTGATATCGCCATGATGGTTGAGCGGCTAAGGGAGCAGAATCGGCAGTCAATTGCTGCATCTATGGTCAATGACAGAGACAGGGTTTTACAGCGTCTTCGTCAGTGGATGGATGACGCAGAGCCAACAGACACAAACAAAATAAAAGCCGCCCAGTTATTGGGGCAGAGCGTTGGAATGTTTAAGGACGTTATCGAAACGAACACAAACGACAGAGAGTCTTCAGAGATAGCGGTAGAGATCGAGAGACGATTGGCCGCACTGCAAGACCGGGCAGAATCTGAAGAGGACCAACCAACAGCTAACGATTTGCATTAGCCGCAGGATCTCCCAACGATTCCATTGAGGCGCAGCATTTCCGCTGCAACTATCATCGGCATACCCACACCCCCCCTGGCCGTGTTTTGCACCCCCGTCTGCTATACATAGTAAAACGCTCAAATAATTACCAAAAAATTCCATAGAGTCCGTATAGAGTAAACAGTACCCTTTTTATTCCAGGAAAGACCCTAGGAATCCTAGGCCCGAAAAAAATTTTGCAAAAATTTCACAGCCCTCTTGCGTTGACCTTGTCAAGTGTGTAGATTCTGTATAATCAGTTATTCCTGACTAGGAATATTCCTCTGACCTAGTAATACAACGGATGTATTACAGTTAATTAATAGGTTTAAGGAATATATTCCTGGCAGGAGATATTCCTAAGAAGGTAACGATGCCGATAACTGAGCGTGTAGATCCCAGTCTTTTAAAAAATCTTCCGAATCTTCCTGAAAATGAGCAAAGAGAGATACTTGCTCTGATCGAGGAGCTAGAGGAGGCGGAAAGTAAAGAAGAGGCTAGAGATGGGTTCATGCCGTTTATTAAACGTGTGTGGCCGGCTTTTATCGAGGGAAGGCATCATAAGATCATGGGAGATGCTTTCGAGCGAGTTGCTCGTGGGGAACTCAAAAGACTGATCATAAATATGCCTCCTAGGCACACTAAATCAGAGTTTGCATCCTATCTGCTGCCAGCGTGGTTTCTAGGCAGGTTCCCTGATAAGAAAATAATACAAACAGCGCACACAGCAGAATTAAGTGTCGGGTTTGGGCGAAAAGTCCGAAACCTGGTAGATAGTGATGATTACAAGACTGTCTTCCCGAATATGGGCTTACGGGCCGATTCAAAGGCAGCAGGAAGATGGAGCACCAGTAAAGGCGGCGAATATTTCGCTATAGGTGTTGGTGGTGCTGTTACTGGTAAAGGCGCGGATCTCCTCATTATTGATGATCCCCATTCTGAACAAGAGGGGCAAAGCGCCGATCCATCGGTATTCGATAAGGTATACGAGTGGTATACATCAGGGCCTAGGCAGCGTTTGCAGCCCGGAGGAGCCATCATTGTTGTTATGACACGATGGCACAAAAGGGATTTGACGGGCCAGATCGTTAAGTCATCCGTACAGAGAGCAGGAACAGATGAATGGGAAGTCATCGAGTTTCCAGCAATTATGCCCTCTGGTAAGTCGTTATGGCCTCAGTTCTGGCCTTTGGAGGAGTTAGAATCGTTACGGAACGAACTTCCTGCTCCAAAATGGAATGCTCAGTATCAGCAGAACCCTACGTCAGAAGAGGGTGCGCTGGTCAAAAGGGAATGGTGGAGAGAGTGGGAACAGGACACGCCACCTCCCTGCGAGTTTATTATACAGTCATGGGATACCGCATTTCTTAAAACACAACGGTCTGACTACTCCGCATGCACTACATGGGGGGTTTTCTACCACCCGGACGATAACGGTGAAACACAAGCCAATATCATCCTGTTGGATGCGTTGAAAGAAAGACTGGAGTTTCCAGAGCTTAAAAAGAAAGCATACGAGTATTACGAGTACTGGGAACCCGATGCCTGTATCGTGGAAGCCAAAGCGGCTGGTACGCCATTAATATTTGAGCTTAGAGCTATGGGAATACTAGTATCTGAGTACACCCCATCGCGTGGTAATGATAAGATAGCCAGGGTCAACGCAGTGGCAGATCTGTTTGCTTCAGGCAATGTCTGGAGACCGAATACAAGATTTGCTGAAGAAGTGGTGGAGGAGTTTGCTGCTTTCCCGGCAGGAGAGCACGATGACCTTGTAGACTCCTCTACCCAAGCATTGTTGCGTTTCAGGCAGGGTGGTTTCCTGAGGCTGCACACGGATGAAGAGGACGAGCCTTTTTATCCGAGAAAGGCAAGTTATTACTAATGGCGTTTTTACAAAGCAATATCCCGTATTTTAAATGCTGGGTTAGAAAGGAATACACACACAATCATCAGAAATATCATGGAGAGTTTCTTCATGCTATGGCTATAGCGGTAACGTCAATACCCTGTAGGTGTTTGAGTTTTCAGGTAATTTTTACCGGAGCGGAAACATATGATGATGACAACGAACCAAATGTTCATGGCGGTGCTATGTGGGCAAGAATGCCCATCACTGCCTTGGTAGCTGATACACCTCTCGTTGAATGGCCTGAGCCTATGGAGGTCTGGGCAGCACAGCCCTGGGATTGTAGCTCTAGAGAACACAGTGCTTATGTGTTGGAAAGAGCCACACCATGCCCTTGGCTTGCCAAGATAAACGGGGAGTTTTATCCAGCTAAATATTATTTCACTGTTGACTATACAGATAGTGAAATAGCAGATGATCCAGCGCAGCACAAACAGTCCCATGTTATGGAGCTGTTGGATGCTGGGCCTTGGACTGGGAATATTGTGGCTTTGCCAAACAACCGTGTTAGGGTGACTCATCCAGCGTGGTTTGAAACAGGCGAAGGAGCGCCTGACTTCAGGCCCTCGCAACATATTCATTACAGCAAATCAGATCTTGATTACACGCTAGATGTAAATCAGGTATTCGATAATCTATATGCAGGAGACTCGCATGAGGAAGACTAGCAAGGGGATGATGCGCGGCGGCAAAGCTAAAGGCATGATGCGCGGCGGAAAGGCCAAGGGTATGATGCGTGGCGGTAAAACAAAAGGTTACAAAGGCGGCGGCAAGACAGAAAAGCTTCGTATGGTAGAGAAAGACGGAAAGATGGTTCCGTTTTTTCTTGCTGATGACGAAGGCAAGATGAAAGGCGGGGGCATGGTTCCCAAGAGCAAAGGCTATTTCAAGGGCGGAAGAGTTATGAAGTCCAAGAACATGAGCCGTGGAGGAAAGACCAAAGGCATGATGCGTGGCGGAAAGACCGGGTCTAAGATGTCTACTAAGGGCGGAAAGCGCGGCGGCATATAAAAAATGGCTAACGGTAGCAATACTAAAAAAAAGCGTAGTGTTGTTAAAGAGCTTGGCAAAGCTTACGCAAGTGTGCCTAAGCAAGTTGGAAAAACAGCAAAGCGTTATGCAAAAAACTTTTACGAAGGCGTTGTAAAAGAAGCTCCTGGTATGATCAAGGAGTTGCCTAGAGACATAGCAAATATTCCGCAAGTGAAAGAGGCTGCAAAAATAATAAGAGATCCTCTTCTTATAGAAAAAGACATAGAAAGAATGGGCGGTAAATATAGAGTCCCTGAAGGCAAGATGGGTGGTGGTAGAGGAAAATCTAGAACAGCAAGGAATATGTCTGATGGCGGTAAAGTGACAATCGCTAGAGGCTCTGGTGCTGCTAGGCCACAAAAATTCAGGAAGAATGGATAGATGGCTGTCGATAGGCCGCTAGCAACGCCTATGGCGCAACCTGGCGATGAGCCAGAGGGCGCTGTAGAGATCGAAATAGTTAATCCAGAGTCTGTATCAGTAGAGGCAGGTGGGGAGACTATATTCGATTTTGACGAACAGGATCTGTTCGGCGGTAAAATACCGCATGATGCAAACCTGGCTGAGTTCGTTGAGGACAAAGAGCTAAACGTCATAGCTAGTGATCTGGTATCTGCGTATCACTCTGACAAAGAAAGTCGCGCTGATTGGGAAAGATCTTACATAGAGGGCTTAGATCTGCTTGGTCTAAAGCATGAAGATCGCACTATGCCGTGGGATGGGGCCTGTGGAGTGTTCCATCCGCTGCTTACAGAATCAGTTATACGCTTTCAATCACAAGCGATACAGGAACTATTCCCTGCATCCGGTCCTGTAAAGACCAGTATCGTTGGAAAAATAACTGACGAAAAAGAAAAACAGGCAAACAGAGTAGAAGATTATCTTAATTATCTACTGACTGAGAAAATGACAGAGTACAGGACGGAGACAGAGCGCATGTTGTTCTCTCTCCCGCTTGCTGGATCTGCATTTCGCAAGGTTTATTACGATCCAAGCATGGGGAGACCATGCAGTATGTTTGTCCCGGCAGAGGATTTTGTTGTCAGCTACGGGGCATCGGACCTAGCAACGTGCGAAAGAGCTACGCATGTGATGAAAAAGAGCAGCAACGAGATAAGAAAGCTGCAAGTTGCTGGTTTTTACACAGATGTTGATGTTTCTAGCGGCGGATCTGGCGATTATTCGTCCACTGACAGGATAAAAGACAAGTATAACGAGCTGACAGGCGACAACGCCACCTACGATTCAGACAGCAGACACACTATTTTAGAGATGATGGTCGATTTAGACCTTGTCGGATTCGAGGATGTGCAGAACGGAGAGCAAACAGGGGTGCAGTTGCCCTATGTTGTAAGCATAGATCTTGGCTCAAGAGAGGTTTTAGCCATCAGACGCAACTGGTATGAGAACGATGAGCGGAAAATGAAGCGCCAACACTTCGTTCACTACCAATATATGCCGGGTTTAGGGTTTTACGGGTTCGGATTGATCCACATGATTGGTGGATTAGCCAAATCAGCGACCTCTTTGCTTCGACAACTAGTCGATGCGGGAACATTAGCCAACCTTCCGGGTGGTTTGAAGGCTAGAGGGCTGAGAATCAAGGGCGATGACACCCCGATTATGCCCGGAGAGTTCAGAGATGTGGACGTTCCTGGTGGAGCGATAAGAGATAACATAAGTTTCTTGCCCTACAAAGAGCCTAGCACTGTTTTATATCAGCTTTTGGGCGATATTGTAGAAGAAGGGCGGCGTTTTGCCTCTGCTGCTGACGTAAAAGCGGCAGATATGAACGCAGAAGCGCCTGTTGGCACGACTTTAGCGATATTAGAGCGGTCAATGAAGGTTATGAGCGCGGTTCAGGCGCGATTACACTCCTCTATGAGGGATGAGCTGCGTCTTTTGTCGAATATTGTGCGTGATTTTGGTCCTGAGGCCTATCCTTACGAAGAAGACGGTCAAGAAATGACTTCTCAGGACTTTGATGAGCGAGTTGACATAGTTCCTGTCAGTGATCCTAACGCTGGAACGATGGCACAGAGGATTATGCAGTATCAGGCGGCTCTACAGCTAGCTGCACAAGCTCCTGAGATGTATGACATGCAGCTTTTGCACAGACAGATGCTGGAAATACTGAATATCCGAGATGCAGACAAGATCGTACCTCTAGAAGACGAGATACCGCCGATAGATCCTGTTTCAGAGAACATGGAGCTGCTAAACGGCAAGCCAATAAGGGCTTACATCTACCAAGATCACGATGCACACATAAAAGTACACATGTCTTTTGTTCAAGATCCAAAGATACTGGAGATTATGAGCAAGAGTCCGAATGCACAGAAGGCATTCAACGCAATGGCAGCTCACATACAAGAACATCTGGCGTTCAAGTACAGATTAGAGATAGAAAAAGAGCTTGGCGTACAGCTACCTCCACCAGGAGAGCCTTTGCCAGAAGATATCGAGTTGAGGATATCAAGGTTGGTCGCAGCGGCGGCAGAACAGTTGTTAGGAAAGAACCAAAGAGAAGCTCAACAGCAGATAAATCAGCAGCAGATGCAAGACCCTGTAATACAAATGCAGCAAAAAGAGTTGCAAATCAAAGAGTTAGAGGCTCAGGCTAAGGCTCAAAAGGATATGGCTAAGATACAGCTAGATATGCAGAAAGCTGTTGATAACTCTCAACTACAAAGAGAGAGAATGAATCAACAAGAGCGTATCGCCCAAGCCAAGATAGCCGTGGATATAGCTCAGGATAATTCCAAGCAGCAGTTAGAAGAAAGAAAAATAGCCTCTAAGGATCAAATAGAAGGCTTTAGAATTGGACAGGAAATAGCTAAAGACATGCTTGATGAATAGTGTATCATCAGTAAATAGTTTCGATTATTTGAAGAAAGCTATACGCGATAAGATGAACGACTATAGTGATCATCTGTGCGGCGGAGCATGTAAAGATTACGCAGACTATAGTAAGTGTTGCGGAATCATAGAAGGATTGGCTCTAGCAGAGCGTGAGCTTTTGGATATGAAGGAAAAGCTAGAAAAAGATTACTCCGCATAAGCGGTGCAAGCGACTCTGGACGCTTTTTTCCAGTGCAGGAGAAACTAATGAGTCAATCATTAGCACAAAAGAAGGAAGAGTTATCTGAAGATCAGGATGACAATTCCAGGAAGGCAAAGCAACTGCCCACACCAAAGGGCTATAAAATCCTCATAGCTTTGCCAGAGCCTGAGGCAAAGACGGAAGGCGGCATATTAAAAGCCACTGAAACGCTGCACAATGAAGAAATAGGTTCTATTGTGGGTATGGTCATAGAATTAGGGCCAGACTGTTACAAAGACCCACAGCGATTCCCTTCTGGGCCGTCATGCAAAGAGGGCGATTGGATATTAATGAGATCTTATTCGGGAACCCGATTCAAGGTTCACGGTAAAGAGTTTCGTTTAATTAACGACGATAGCGTAGAAGCAGTTGTTGAAGATCCAAGGGGGATAGTCAAGGTATGAGTGAAGCACAAGAATCAATGGAGTTCGAGGAAACCTCATCTGAAGACAAGTTTTTTGGGGTTAAAACCACAATAGGATCAAACGAATCGCAGTCTGAAAGCAGCGAAGAGTCTGATTTTGAGATAGAGCTTGTCGATGACAGGCCTGAAGAGGACAGAAGACCTCCGAGAAACGAAGCTGTTAGTGAAGACATAAGTGATGAAGAGCTTTCCAGCTATAGCGAAAAAGTTCAAAAGCGCATAAACAAGCTTCGCTACGATCAGCATGAAGAGCGCAGACGCAGGGAAGATGCGGAAAAGATGCGCGAAGAAGCTGTGAGGTATGCACAGCAAGTGACAGAAAAGAACAAAGAGTATGAATCTCTCATAAATAGGGGGGAAACAGCTCTAATAGGCCAAATAAAAGATAAGGCCAAGTTAAGCTACGATACAGCTAAAGAGATGTATCGCAAGGCTTACGAAGAAGGCGATACTGATAATGTTGTGGCCGCACAGGAAAAGCTCATCAAGGCTCAGACAGAACTGTCTGAAGCTGAGAAGTATGAGAACAACCTTGCCAGAACAACTCAGCAGCAGCCTCAAGCGCAACAACCAGCGCAAGATCAGTTCCAGCAGCAACCTCAACAACCGCAACAACAGGTTACGGTTCACCCGGAGGCTCAGAGGTGGTCTGAAAAGAACCCCTGGTTTATGCAGGAAGGTTACGAAGAGATGACTAGTTTAGCGTATGGAGCGCACTCTAGGCTTATGAAGCAAGGAGTTGCACCAAACAGCCCAGAATATTTTGCTGCGGTTGATACTGCGCTAAGACAAAGATTTCCAGAATTTGATTGGCAGGATGAAAGCGATACATATGGGCGTAACGCACCCGTGACTGTCAGTCAGCCCTCGTCGGTGGTGGCTCCCCAAACAAGAAATAATGGAGCCAAACCGCGCAAAGTACGGCTAGCGCCCAGCCAGATCGCTCTCGCCAAGCGACTTGGACTTACCAATGAACAGTACGCAAAACAACTCTTAAAGGAGGGTAATTGATGACTGAAGAGCGCACTCCAAGAAACTCTGAAACGCGAGAAGTTTCTACCAGACCCAGTGATTCATGGATTCCAGCATCTATTTTGCCTGACCCGGAACCTCAAGATGGTTACGTCTTTAGGTGGGTAAAGACAAAGTTGCAGGGAGAATCAGACAATGCTCATGTGTCCAGGATGTTTAGGGAGGGATGGGAGCCTGTGAAAGCAGAGGATCACCCAGAACTAAGATTAGGTTCAGACCTTGGCAGTCAGTTTGAGGGGAATATAGAAGTCGGCGGATTGCTTTTATGTAAAGCGCCTGAAGGCAAAATGAAAGCTAGAGAAAGGCATTTCACAGATATAGCCCAAAACCAAATGGAGTCGGTAGATAACAACTTTATGCGTGAAAATGATCCTCGCATGCCTCTCCTTCAACCAGAGAGAAGCACACGGGTATCTTCATTTGGCAAGGACTAATCTCTGGCAAGGGGTTAGTTGTTAACTAAAGGAGGCCGATATGGCAACCGTTGCAACCCCTATGGGTGCAGAACCAGTTAATACGCTAAGTGCTAGTGGCTCTTACACAGGTAAAGTTCGTCACATCAAAATAGCGTCTGGTTACGGCACCGGCATTTTCTACGGCGATTTCGTCAAGCTTGTTAACACAGGCACAGTAGAAAAAGATACGGGTACTTCTACGCTTACACCAGTGGGTGTATTTGTAGGATGTTCCTACACTGACCCAAGCACAAGTCAGTTAACTTTCAACCAACAGTTCCCAGCAAGCACTGCTGCGGATGACATAATGGCTTATGTTGTTGATGACCCTAATGTGGTCATGCAGATGCAGTCATCTGGCGTTTTGTCTCAGACAGAGCTAGGTAACAACATTGCTGTTGTACAGACTGGCGGTTCTACTTCAATCGGACGTAGCAAGAACTCTCTAGGAGACACTGGCGCTACGACTAACACGCTTCCAATGCGAATCATCGAGTTCGTTGAGGGGCCAAGCAGCACAGTTGGTGATGCGTTTACTGATGCTCTCGTTTTCTTTAACGTGGGCCACCAGTACACAAACACCACTGGCGTATAAGGGGGATTAAGAAATGGCAATTTCTAGAGCGCAAATGCTTAAAGAACTCCTGCCTGGGCTTAATGCCTTATTTGGCTTGGAGTATGAAAAGTACGAGGATGAGCACACTCTCATTTATGAGACTGAAAGCTCTGACCGTAGTTTTGAAGAAGAGGTAAAACTGTCGGGATTTGGGGCAGCGCCTGTTAAAAACGAAGGTTCTGCAATCACTTATGATTCAGCTCAAGAGACCTTCACGGCAAGATATAATCACGAAACCATTGCGATGGGATTTGCGATTACGGAAGAAGCGATGGAAGATAATTTGTATGACTCTTTGTCTGCACGTTATACCAAAGCTCTTGCCAGAGCGATGGCTTACACTAAGCAAGTCAAAGCGGCTAACCTCTTAAACAACGGTTTCACCACATTCCAATCTGGAGATGGTGTGACATTGTTTAACGCATCTCACCCGCTTGTAAATGGCGGCACGAATGCAAACCGTCCGTCTACTGCTGCGGATTTGAACGAAACGTCTTTGGAGAACGCAATCATCGAGATTGCAGCCTTCACGGATGAGAGAGGTCTTTTGATCGCCGCTCGTCCTACGACTCTGATCGTTCCTCCTGCATTGATGTTTACGGCAGATCGTTTGTTGGAAACAACACAAAGAACGGCAACTGCTGATAATGACATCAACGCTATCCGCAACATGGGAGCAATCCCCGGTGGATATGCGGTCAACCACTATCTGACTGATACCAATGCGTTCTTCTTGAGGACTGACATACCTAACGGTATGAAGCACTTCGAGAGAACTGCGCTGGAAACCAGCATGGATGGTGACTTCGACACTGGTAACGTGAGATATAAGGCTCGTGAGCGTTACTCGTTTGGGGTAAGTGATCCATTGTCAATTTATGGTTCGCCAGGAACAAGCTAGTTCCATTAACAGGGCTACCTCAGGAATCTGGGGTAGCTCTTTTTTTTATCCTGACTGTGTTTCACATGGAACATAGACACTAGCCAAGACAGGAGAAAAGCATGGCTAAGACTACTT